ACCCGTCGGCCGCGCTCCTTGAGGCGTACAACAGGCTGTTCGGTAAGGGCACGGTAAACCTCGGCGGTTACAAGGGTCCAACGACGGGTGGTCCGCAGATCGGCTCGTCCCCTGTGACGGTGCCGACCCCGAACGTGCCTTCTGTGTCGATCTCGACGCCGACGGCTACTGGCGTGCGCAACATCGACTTCACTCCGGGCAAGCCGCAGTTCTTTGGCAATGTCCCGGGGTCCATGCTCCCTGGCACGTTGCCCTCGAACTACAACCCGATTGGCAATTACAAAGGCCCGTTGCCCACGGACATGATTGCGCAGAACCCGAACCTGAGCCCGGAGATTCTCGGTGGCTTGCGTGGGTTGGGTTACTACACGGATCGCTTGGGCAATCGCATCATGTCCCCGGGTGGCGGCCTCATGCGCTTTAACGAAGGCGGTGAGGTGAAGGAGGAGGATACGTTTGATCCGTCTTCCGACTCTGCTCAAGCCGCGCTTCGTCGGCTTTTAGCCCTTGCACCTGAGCGGACGCAGACCGAAGTGTCGGTGTCGCCTAATGCGCGTAGTGTGAAGAAGACGACGCGTAAGTCCGTTGAGAGCGGTTTGGGCAAAGGCATTTCCACGAGGATGGAAGAGGCCACGGTGTCGAAAGAGCCGACATCGCGTGAGCAATTAGACGCGATGAGCGAGCAGTACAAAGATCTGCTACGCAACACGCTGACCAAACCAACGCTCACGGCCCGCGGGCCATTAGCCGCGAGGCGTTTTGCTGAAGGCGGTGCCGCGGACAAAGAGCCAAGCTTCATGGACAAGCTCTTTGGTATGACGCCGTTGCAGGTGAAGACGTACGCGGAGTCGGTGCGAGACCCTGCCAAACTCAGAGCTCCGTTTACGGAGAAGAGCATGTCGGCGCAAGAGTTGGAGAAGCTGCGTGAGCTGATTGGGATTGCGGAGTCGAATCCTGCGTTGAGCGAGAAGACGGGTAAGCCGCTGCCGGGTGTAGTGGACTACGCACATCACCGTGAGCAGATCCGTCGTCGCAATCCGGACACGGGCTTGCCGTTGGCGCTTTTGGACTCGGACTTCAATCCTGGCGAGTCGGCGAACCTTCGCAATACGCTTGGGCAGTTTGTGTTTGAGCGGTTGCCTGATGGCACGTTGGTCGTGAAGGATCGTTATGACTACACGGGCGATGTAGGGGAGAAGTCGAACCTGCTCGTCAAGTACGCAAACAAGAAGGGCGTTGATCGTCCGGTCAACATCCGTATACCACCCAAAAAGAAGCAGTAGCCATGGCTTCAAAAGAAGAACTGCGCAAGCTGATGCTTGCGATGAATCCGGACGCGGAGCAGATCGAAGAGGCTGTTGCCGCTGCGCCCAAAGTACCCAAGGTAGCCAAGTCGCTGGGCAAGGGCTTTTACGAAGCTAACGTCGAGCCGTTACTGTCTCCGTATGAAACGGCGACAGCAATCTTTGGTGCCGGCAAAGAGTTTGTACAAAACCCCCGCGACTTTTCGGAGAGCGTAGCAAAGGCTGAACTCGAGAGACTAAGAGCAGCCGAGCAAGAACCAGAGGCGGCGGCAGAGTATGCCGGTAGTTTTATCAGTCCGTTCAGTATGCTTCGCCGTGTGCCGCGATCCGATGTCGTGCGTCCAAAGTCAGGTATGGTGCTGGACTACCCGGATGCACCAAAGGTATCACTGAGGGATAAAGATCAGGACCTTGATGAGGCATATCAAACGATTCGATTCCCAAGAGGGTTTGTTAATCGAACGATTGGGGATGGAAAAAGCACTCTCGAAGGTTTGGTCCTCGACGAACCTGGCAAAAAAGCGGCTATTGCAGACTTTCTGGACACTAAGGTACGAAAGTACTACGTCAATCAGTTTGGCACAAAAGACGATCCTATCTTTAAGGCAATTAAAGAGGGGCGTTTGTCGACGGAGGAACTTCGCGCCTTCGGCGGGATACGAGAGTTTTTACCTAAGGCGGCCAAGGAAGGAAGAACCCGTCTCAATCCTGAGACGGGGCAGGAAACGTTTTATCCAAGCAGCAGCGCACAAGCCGCGCTTGAGGACATGAGCCGAATTTACGACAAGATGACCGGCATGCAGGGATCCGTCCTTACTAATCGGACCATTGGCCGAAAAGACCTTCAGTACTCTATCTTTCCTCAAGAGTACGCAAATGTCTCAGCAAAGAGAAACGAAACAACTCAGCAGTTAATAGACGAGGGCAACCCCGTCTACATGATCAATCCAAGCACCGGTCTGATTGGATACAAGGATCCTGCATTTACTAAAGGGAAAGATCCCAGAGAGAGACTACTGTCTGTATCGGACGAGGGGCCTCTCCGCATCGACGCTTCTAAGGACCTGAAAGCCTTACAACTTGCGGATCCATCAGGCTTTCCAAAATCGTTAAAAACAGCGATTGAAAAAGGGCAGCCTGTTTACGACATGCAGCCGCAAGACGCGTTGGCCAAGATACTCAGCACAGAAAAACTGGTTGAACATCTAGCCACTCTTCCTACCCGAGAGATTAAAAACCTACGTTTTGAAGACGCTGTTAGGGGTGCGGTAAAAGCCAGAGAGTTGATTGACGCGAGGCAAAGCCTTGTAAAGAGAATTAAAGATGGCCAGCCGGTAGACCCAAAGATCTTCCTTCAGGGGGTTAGCTCTCCGCTGCTGGAGTACGGAAAAGACGCTACGTTCCCTGGGTTTACGTGGCGTCAGATAACGGATCCTGAAGCAACCGCAGTAGAGGGCGCCTACATCGGGCACTCGGTGGGCGGCTATGCAAAGGGAGGTGGCTATGGCCCTAAAGCACACGAAGAGTTTCTCAAGGGAGACGCTAAGATCTACACCCTCAGAGATCCTTCTGGTAAGCCCGTCACAACGGTTGAGGTTAAGGAGATAGAGGGTCGTGGCCCTGTCGCCACTCAAATCAGAGGTGCTGGCAACAAGAGTGGAAACGCGGGGGACAAGACCCCATACGATGCACTCTTGGTAGATCTTTTTAACAAACTCAACCTGGCGGGAATCTTTGAGTATGACGATCAGTTGCCACCTCTTTCGCGGGCATACAAACAAGAAAGAGAGGCCGCAACCAAGGTTCAAGTAAGGGGCCGCTTGGGTGCCCCACAACCGATCGGACGTCTTGAGCCACCACCTCCTCCAGAACGGGTACCGCAGGTGCCTCGTCAACAGGGTATCGGTCAGTTGCCGCAAGCGCCTCAAGAGTTACCTAACGAAGGCTTCATCGACGCGATGTTGCGTCGCTTACGAAGAGATGGCGACTGATCGTAGCCTTCTTTGCCAAAACGTATTAGGATCTCAACATGCCAATTGACAAAGCTATCAACCAAGCCCCCGAAGCCGATATCGTCGTGCTGGCGGAGGACGCAGCCCCTGAGATCGAGATCGTCCTGGACGAGGACGGTGGGGCGATAGTCGAGATTGGTGAGCAGGAGGCGAAGGAGGTTGACTTCTACGCCAACCTTGCCGAGGTCATTGAGCCGGAGGCCTTGGCCCGGATAGCCATTGACGTGTCTGCCATGTTCGAGGCGGACAAGGGATCGCGCTCGGATTGGGAGCAGATGTACGCCAAGGGGCTGGATCTGCTGGGTTTGCGCATGGAAGAGCGCACGAAACCCTTCCGTGGTGCGGCTGGCGCAGCCCATCCGATGCTGCAAGAGTCGATCATTCAGTTCCAGGCACAGGCTTTCCGTGAGCTGATGCCCGCGGGCGGCCCTGTCCGCACGCAAATCCTGGGCAAAGAGACGGTGGACAAGTTCCAGCAAGCCGCTCGTGTGCAGGATTTCATGAATTACCAGATCACAACGGTGATGGAGGAGTACACACCGGAGTTCGATCAGCTCCTGTACTACACCGGATACGGCGGATCGACGTTCAAGAAGGTGTATTACGACGCTCAGTTGGGCCGAATGGTGTCCAAACTGTGCTTGGCGGACGATGTTTACATCCCGTACAACGGTTCGAGCGTCGTTTCGCAGTGTCCGCGGCTGACGCATCGTCTTGCGATGGACTCCAACGAGTTCCGCAAGCGCGTTGTGGCCGGCGAGTACCTTGATGTAGCGGTGGATTTGGAGCCGACGCCTGCGGATCCGAGCCAGATTCAGGCTGCGATCGACAAAGTCGTGGGCGTACAGCCCACAGATTCGGCTGGCGAAGTGTTTTTGCTCGAAATGCTGGTTGATTTGGACATTCCGGGCTTTGAAGACATTGACGAAAGCGGCGAGCCGACCAAAATTAAGCTCCCGTACGTCGTCACACTGGCCGAAGACTCGCTTGCGGTTATCGGAATCCGCCGAAACTGGAAGGAAGAAGACGAACTCAAGCGCCGTCGCAACTATTACGTGCACTACGTGCTCGTCGAAGGCCCTGGCGCGTACGGTTTGGGCTTTGTGCACCTCATCGGCGGCCTCTCAAAGGCGGCAACGACGGCACTTCGTCAATTAATTGACGCCGGAACGCTGGCAAACCTGCCTGCGGGCTTCAAAGCCAAGGGCGCGCGCATCGCGGACGACTCAGATCCGATCCAACCGGGCGAGTGGCGCGACATTGACGCGGGCGGCGCGGAACTTTCCTCGTCTTTGCTGCCGCTGCCGTACAAAGAACCGAGCCAAGTGCTCTTTGCGTTGCTCGGATTCCTGGTTGACGCCGGTAAGCGCCTCTCGAGCACCGCTGACATGCAAGTCGGTGACGGAAACCAGTACGCGCAGGTCGGAACGACGCTCGCGTTGCTCGAGCGCGGCTCGATGGTCATGTCGGCGATCCACAAACGCCTGCACTACGCGCAGTCGTTGGAGTTCCGGCTGTTGGCCGAGGGCTTTGGCGAGTATCTGCCGGATGAGTACCCGTACGAAGTGCCGGGTGCGAGCCGGAAGATCAAGAAGGCCGACTTCAACAAGATGGTGTCGGTGCTTCCGGTTGCCGATCCGAACATCTTCAGCAGCGCGCAGCGTATCCAGCTCGCACAGATGCAGTTGCAGATGGCGCAAAGCGCTCCGCAGATGCACAACATCTACGAGGCGTACTACCGCGTGTACGCGGCGCTCAACGTGCGTGACATCGACGGTCTGTTGCTGCCGCAGAACAACCAAATGCCCCGTGATCCGGCAAGCGAGAACGCTTCTGTGTTGAACGGCATGCAGTTGAAGGCGTTCGCCGGCCAGCAGCACGATGCACACATCGCCACGCACTTGATGATGGGCCTCTCGCCGATCCTTCAGGGCAATCCGATAGCGGCGATGACCTTGCAGCAGCACATCCTCGAGCATGTGCGCTTGAAGGCCGAGGAAGACGTGGAAGCCGATCTCTTCAAACTGTACGGAACGGATCCCGATCGCATGGTCTCGCCCATTCAGAAGGAAGGCATGGTCGCGATCAAGATCACCTCGTACATGCAGCAGGTTCGTGACCTTCAGAACCAGTTGGCAGGTGGTGGCGGTGGCGGCGAAGATCCGCTTGTCGCGCTCAAGGAGAAGGAGATCGAGCAGCGCGCTGCTTCCGAGCAGGCCAAGATCCAGTTCAACGAACAGAAGTTGCAGTTGGAGCGTCAGAAGTTCCAACAGTCATCGCAGATCGATCAACAGAAGCTGCAATTACAGGCAGCAAAAATTGGAGGAGGCTGACATGCCTTTGAAGCGCGGTTCAAGTCAGAAGACCATTAGTTCAAACATCGGTGAGATGGTCGGCTCCTTCAAGAAGAAGGGCAAGATCGGCACCAGCAAGCCCGGCAGCGTCAAGAAGGCGACTGCTCAGGCCGCGGCTATTGCGTACGAGAAGGCGGGCAAGTCCCGCAAGATGGGCAAGGGCGGTGTGATGGGTCCGGTTAGGACCGTCAAGAAGAAGGACGGCAATCGCCCCGTCAAGATTTATTGATTGAAGCGCTTTCAGAGGGGGCGCTAACCCCTCTGCTTTTCATGGAACCTCACCATGCTGGAATTTGCAGAGTCTGTACTTCGAGAAATCAGAAAGCTGCGCGAAAGCGCGGAAGACATCGTCTTGGGTGGCAGCATCGCTGACATGGAGCGTTATCGCTTCATGATGGGCCGTCTCGAGGGATTAAAGCTGGTCGAGGAAACCGTGAAAGAGCTTTTGAAGAAGCGCACGCAAGACTAGTTTTAACCTGGAAGGAGACCTATGAGCGCAGATGCAAGACCCCTCACCGCTTTGGAAAAGAAGTGGCAAGAGGAGGAAGCCAACAAGGCACCGTCTCTCGAAGACGCGTACACCGTTGAAGGCTTGAAGCCCCAAAACCTGGATCAGGCTGTCATTGATCGTATCCCCACCCCGACGGGCTGGCGTATTGCCATCCTGCCGTATCGCGGTGCGGAGAAGACCAAGGGCGGCATTGCTCTGGCAGAGGAAACGCAACGTAGACAACAGGTCAGTACGGTCTGTGGCTACGTGTTGAAGATGGGCCCGATTGCGTACAGCGACGAGTCCAAGTTCCCGACCGGCCCGTGGTGCGCGGAGGGTGATTGGATCATCTTCGGCCGCTACGCCGGCGCGCGTATCCCCATCGACGGTGGCGAGATCCGGCTGATTAACGATGACGAGGTTCTTGGCATCGTTGCGGATCCCGAAGACATTCTGCACATGTGGTAAGGAGAGAAACCATGACGAACGAACAACTGGAGTTCAGTGTCGGCGAAGACGAACAGCCGGCAACTGTGAACTTGTCGGAAGACGGTAACGCGGAAGTAGTGCCCGAGGCACCGGAGTCTGCCCCTGCGCAAGCCTCGACTGAGAAGGAACTGGATCAGTACAGCGACAACGTCAAGAAGCGCATCGACAAGCTGACCGCTCGTCTGCGCGAGACGCAGCGTCGTGAGCAGGCGGCCTTGGAGTACGCCAAACAGGTGCAAGAGCGTGCGAAGCAGCTCGAGCAGCAGTACATCCAGACGGACGAGGGCCGTTTGACGGAGGCCAAGAGCCGTGTCGAGACGCAAGCGGTTGCGCTCAAGCAGATCATCCGCAAGGCTCGTGAAGAGGGCGACATCGACACCGAGACCGAGGCGCAGCAGCGTCTGGCTTCGCTCACGTACGAGCAGAACCAGATCGATCAGTCCGCCCAGCAGCGCACCGCGTGGCTGGCCCAGCAGCAGGCCGCGGCCCAACAGGCTCCGGTGCAGCAACAGCGTCAGGTCGATCCTCGGGTCGAGGATTGGGCCGAGCGCAACAAGTGGTATGGCAAGGACAACGTGATGACTCACGCTGCGTGGGGCATCCATCGTCAGTTGATTCAAGTTGAGGGGTTTGACCCCAGCTCTGACGAGTACTATGATGAGCTTGACAAACGTATCAGAGACGCGTTTCCGCAAAAATTTGCTGAAGCCGCCCCTGCTACGCAGGCCAGGACTACCCGGAACGTGCAGACGGTAGCCCCTGCCTCCCGATCCTCCGGGATCAACAATGCTGCACGCCGCACTGTCAAGTTGACCCCTAGTCAAGTGGCAATTGCAAAAAAGCTGGGCGTTCCCCTTGAGGAATACGCCAAGTACGTGAAGGAGTAAGAGACATGAGCGACGTCAAAAACCTTAACCGCGTTTCCCGTGAGGCCGATACTCGAGG